CGACAATCGAGCTACCTCACAGCTCAATACTATCGAGGTTGATATGCCCAGAATTTCGCGTGCTGCGTTGTCAGTGGTCGGATCACGTGACGGATTGGTCGAGGTCGTGCGCAGGCTGCGCGCGCCAGACAGTCTTACTGCTGAGCAAAAAGTTGAATTCAATCAGATTGTCAACGGTGCGCCCGCGGATTGGTTCTCGCCGGGGAACACCAATATGTTGAAGCAGCTTTGTCGTCACGTGATCGCTGCAAATCGAGTAGGAGACCGCATAGAGAAGGCAATATTGGAGGGATGTTCTGATAAGGAGATGGAGCTTCTTTTCAAGATGCAAGTTGCTGAGAGCCGGATCATCTATCAGTTGATGACGAGTTTGCGGATGACGCCGCAATCGGTCGCGCCCTCGGCAGTGAGTCAGAAACAACTCAAGCAGACAGTGAGCCCGTGGAGTGGCAGCTTCAAAGAAGAAACAATCGACACCGAAGCAGACGAAGAGTCCGCTTGATGGCTTGACGCCAAAGGATGGGTCTAGGTTCGCGATTGCGTGGATCGAAGAATATTGTCGCATCCCCGAGGGGCCGCGGGTCGGCAAGCGAGTGAAATTGCGGGCGTGGCAGTGTCAGATCCTGCAAGAGATCTACGACAATCCTTACGGCACAAGGCGAGCAATCATCAGCTTCGGTCGGAAGAACGGCAAGACCAGTCTGGTCGCTTTTATTATGTTGCTGCATCTCTGCAGCGATATGTTGATCGTCAATTCGCACATATACAGTGCAGCTCAATCACGTGATCAAGCAGGCATTCTTTTTCGCCTTGCTGCGAAGGTTGTGCGATTATCTCCGATACTTGCTGCCAACGTGATCGTGCGCGATCACGCCAAGGAGCTGGAATTCAAAGCCGCTGGGACGAAATATAATGCGTTGAGCGCAGAAGCGGCGACTGCATTTGGTCTCTCACCTGCTCTTGTAATTCACGACGAACTCGGACAGGTGAGGGGCCCTCGCAGTGAGTTGTACGAAGCTCTGGAGACGGCAACGGCGGCTCACTCTAGACCGCTCTCGATCATCATCAGTACGCAAGCGCCCAATGACGGCGATCTGCTCAGCATGTTGATCGATGATGCACTTGCCAAGAACGATCCGCATACCGTGATCCGGCTCTACACCGCATCTCCTGAGCTGGATCCGTTTTCCGACGAGGCAATTCAAGCGGCCAATCCAGCATTCGGCGATTTTCAGAATGCGGAGGAGGTTCGCGCCACTGCATTGCGCGCCAAGCGGATGCCTGCGTCGGAAGCGAGCTATCGCAATCTCTATCTCAATCAACGCGTCGCAGCGAGCACACGTTTTATCTCACCGTCAACCTGGATTGCTTGCAACACACCGCAGCAATCCATTATCGAGGTGCCGGTTTTTGGCGGCCTCGATCTGTCGGCAGTTGATGATCTTACTGCTTGCGTATTGATTGGCCAGATTGGCGGTATCTGGCAGGTGTGGCCAACATTCTGGCTACCGGAAGACAATCTGATCGAGCGCGCTAAGCGAGATCGTGTGCCTTATGATCTCTGGGTCTCGAATGGATACATCACCACGGTGCCAGGAAAATCGGTTGACTATTCGTATATTGCCGAGTGGCTGCGTGATGTCTTCGACAAATTCAGGATCCAGAAGATTGGTTTCGATCGTTGGAATTTTGCTCAACTCAAGCCGTGGCTGCTGCGCGCCGATTTTACCGAAGAACGAATCGAGACGCACTTCGAAGAATTTGGTCAAGGCTTTCAATCGATGTCGCCAGCTCTGCGCGTGCTGGAGGCAGAGATCCTCAACTGTCGTATTGCTCACGGTATGAATCCGGTGTTGACGATGTGTGCCGACAATGCCGTCGTGCAGTCAGATCCAGCAGGCAATCGTAAACTTAATAAGGCGAAGAGTGTGCGTCGCATCGACGGCATGGTGGCGCTAGCGATGGCTTTTGGCGTCACCAATCTGCAAGTAGAAGCGCCGGAATACGAGATCTTCGTCATCTGAGGAGGTGATCATGGTTAATATTGGCGGAATACTTTTGGGATTGATTGACATCGCAATTGTTGTCGTTTTGCTGTTGCTTGTCGGTGTGTTCGGATGGTGGATCATTGTCGATCTATTAAAGCTGACGTTGCCGGGTGAAGTGCGGCAACTTTATCTCGCGCTCGTGGCGTTGATCGCCTTGTATATGATCGTTGCTTTGATCTTCGGATTACCGTCTGTGGCAATCATTAGAAGAGGCCCATGACCGAGCTGATCTCGCTAGCGTATCGGGAGATGATCCGCAGCGTGCATCAGGATGGGACACAGTGGGGTCGCGGCGGTTATTTATACGCGGATGATGTAACGCAGCTATGTAAGGAGCTGCAGGCACAATCAGTGTTGGATTATGGTTGCGGCATGGGCACGCTTGCGGAAAAATTGCGTGATTCATTTGTTGTGTCTGAATATGATCCCGGCATTCCAGGTAAAGATGAGCTTCCAGCGCCTGCCGATGTAGTGGCATGCACCGATGTATTGGAGCATGTCGAGCGCGAGTGTCTTGAGGCAGTGCTGCAGCACATTCGTATTCTGAGCAAGACGGCATGTTTTGCCGCAATCTGCTGTCGTCCAGCTGATCGAATCCTGCCTGATGGACAGAATGCACATCTGATTGTGAAGAATTGGAAGTGGTGGCTGGAACGCTTCAACGAACAACCTTGGCGAAAAGTCAAGGTAAAGAAAATAGAGAACAATGTAGTCTCGCTGATCGCTTATACTTAGAGGAGGACCACGCGATGGCACATCCAAGACTGCCAAAGAAGCCGAAGATCAAATTGGTAGCCTATAAGTCTCCGCTTCGAGGCGGGGCACGGAAGCTCAAGCGACCTCGGAAGAGATGAGAAGTCGTTGGCTTCTCATATTTGGATTAGCGCTTTTACTTTTGTATCTCGCAACTCGCAGCGAACGCGAGCAATGTCACGACCCGGCTGACGCGTGGGTGCTATCCGACAATAAGTGGATCTGTGTGCAGGCGAGGTGAAATCATGGCTGTAGAGCATCGAGCTTACTCTGTCATTGAGGTGAAAAACCTCAATGAGGAGCTGCGTATTGTCGAAGGCATCGCTACGACACCCGAGCCGGATCGGCTCGGTGATGTTGTCGAATCCGAGGGTGCGCAATTCAAGACGCCATTGCCGTTGCTATGGCAGCACAGATCCGATCAACCGGTCGGATTCGTTGAAGAGGTGCAAGTTCGTAAGACCGGCATCAGCTTCAAGGCTCGCATTGTCAAGATTGAGGAGGAAGGCGAGCTGAAGAATTTGGTGAATAAAGCGTGGCAATCCGTGAAATCAAGATTGGTGCGCGGAGTATCGATTGGCTTTCGCGCATTGGAGAAGGAGTTGTTGGACAAAGACGGCGATTCGTTTTGGGGTCCAATACGCTTCAAGAAGTGGGAATGGCTCGAGTTAAGCCTTGTAACGATTCCTGCGAATCAGGATGCGTCAATCCAGACGATTCGCTCGATTGTAGCTGCCGACGTGCCAGCCGCGATAGGCAAAGCGCATAACGGTTCATCTCCTGGCGATTCAGGTAAACATAAATCAGTTGTGAAATTGGAGGCCAAGAAGATGGCCAAGAAATCTACTGCCGAGCAGATCTCGGCATTCGAGACGACCCGTGCTGCGCGAGCTGCACGGATGAGTGAAATCATGGAGAAGGCGTCGGACGAGGGCGTCACACTCGATGATGAGCAGCGCCAGGAGTACGATACGCTCGAACAGGAGGTCAAATCTGTTGACGAGCATCTCGTGCGGCTGCGGCGTTTCGAGGAAACGCAGAAGGCAGCTGCGTTGCCCGCGGTTGGTGACAATCAGCATCACGGTAGCGAAAGCCGCGCTGGTGTCGAGCTACAGCGAAACAATCCGATCATCTCGGTGAAGACCAATCTTCCCGCGGGGATTGGATATGCTCGGTTGGCGATCGCCAAGGCAATGTCCACTAAATTGGACATTCCGGCTTATGAGGTGGCGAAGCAACGCTGGCCGAATGAGCCGCATTACGAGACCATCCTGAAGGCGGCGGTACTTCCCGGCACTACGACTGACTCCACCTGGGCTGCACCGCTCATCAACTATCAGGTGCTCGCCGCCGAGTTCTTGGAGTATCTCCGACCGCTAACCGTGATCGGCAGAATTCCAGGGATGCGTCGGGTGCCGTTCAATGTGCAGATCCCATCGCAGACGACAGGTTCGCTGGCACAGTGGGTCGGAGAAATGATCTCCAAACCGGTCAGTGCGCTTGCTTTCACTTCGATCACGCTGCGTTGGGCCAAAGTCGCTAACATAATCGTGTTGACGGACGAGCTTGTGAGGTTCAGCAGCCCGTCGGCCGAGGCGATTGTGCGCGACGATCTTGCAGCAGGCGTCGCGCAGTTCCTCGATCAGCAGTTCTTGACACCGTCAGTGACCGAGGTGACAAACGTGTCGCCAGCATCGATCACCAACGGTGCGCCGAATAGTGCGGCGTCTGGTACGACTGCTGATAACGTGCGAACTGACTTCAAGACAGCGATCGCATCGTTCGCATCGGCAAACATTCCGTTCAGTGGAATTGTGTTGCTGATGAATACGAACCTCGCGGCTTCGCTGGGCATGATGCACAACGCATTGGGACAGCCGGAGTTCCCCAATCTCAGCGGCGACGGCGGCTCGCTGATGGGTATCCCGGTCATCGTGTCGGACAACGTTCCGTCTGCTACCGTGATCTTCGTCAAGGCATCGGAGATATTGTTGGCCGACGATGGTGGCGTCGATATTGCAGTCAGCCGCGAAGCTTCGCTGCAGCTCGATACCAATCCTGCTGAGCCACCGACCAGTATGGTCTCGCTCTTTCAGCAAAACGCAGTCGCGTTGCGGGCCGAGCGTTATATCAACTGGAAACGTCGGCGCACACAAAGCGTCTACTATCTGACCAGTGTGAACTACGGAACGGTGGTCAGCTCGTAACTTGCCCGCTGGTGAGAACAGCCCGTCTCTCACTAGTAAACTTCCTGCCGATCTGTATCGACCTCACCCCGGGTCGGCAGGAATTCTTTTGATAGGAGGAAACCATGCCGCTTACGAAAAAAGGCGCTAAGATCAGACGCGCCATGGTCAAACAGTACGGTAAGCGAAAAGGTACTCGTGTTTTTTATGCTTCCCAAAACAAGGGAACAATTCGTGGCACGCATCGAAGAGCGCGGCACAAATGAAAACGCTGATTGCCACACGAGATGTCTTCTACGACGGGAAGACTTACACCGCGGGACAAGAGTTTCGCGCGACTAATCAGTATGCGCAAACTTTGATTACGATTGGTTATGCGGCGATCAAAAAATCAGAATCAGCTGAAGAATTGCCTAAGCAGCCTCAACAGCCTGAGCAGGTTCAGCCGCCTGAACCCAAGCCGTCGTCACCGAAGCCGATGACGACTGAATCAACACCTGAGCTTGTGACTCCGCGTCGTACTTATCGGCGCCGTGATCTGAAAGCCGAGGACTGATGAATTTCTTTGGCATAGAAATTTCTTGGAACAAGAAAGCTTACGTTCCTGCAGCGCAATCTCCTGATTATGGACGTGGCGGTTGGTATCCGGTCGTTCATGAGCCGTATACGGGTGCGTGGCAGCGGAATGACGAGCTTTATCGTGCCGACAGTGTGCTTTCGAATGTGATTGTGTTTCGCTGCGTATCGCTGATCGCTGGTGATATTAGCAAGATGCGGATTCGTTTGGTCGAGCAGGATGCAAATGGCATTTGGAGTGAAGTCATGCGTGAGAGTCCATTATGGACTGTCTTGCGCAAACCGAATGGATACCAGAATCGCATTCAGTTTTTCGAGCAATGGGTGTTGTCCAAGTTGATTTGGGGCAACACGTATGTGCTCAAGAATCGTGATCAACGCAATGTCGTTGATGAGCTTTATGTTCTGGATCCGTGTTATGTGCAACCGCGGACAGCGCCGGATGGCGAAGTTTTCTATGAGTTGCGTTCGGATTATCTTTCTAACGTTGGTACGAATCGAATAGTGCCAGCATCTGAGATCATTCACGATCGATGGAACACGTTGTTCCATCCACTCTGTGGATTGTCGCCAATTTTTGCTGCTGGGCTACCAGCAATTCAAGCGCAACGCATTCAAACACACAGTGAGAAATTTTTTGCGAATGGTGCCAATCCTGGCGGCATGCTGTCGTACCCGCAGAATATCCCAAAGGATGAAGCACAGCGGGTCAAGGAGCAGTTCGAACAGAAGTATGGCGGAACTAATGTTGGTAAGACCATTGTTGCTGGCAATGGTGTGAAGTATGAAGCATTCAAAATCAACGCTGTCGATGCACAGTTGATCGAGCAATTACGCTGGACGTCGGAGGCAATCACTGCCGTATTTGGCGTTCCTGGTTATAAAGTTGGCGTCGGCAACGTGCCGTCATACAACAATATCGAAGCGCTTGAGCGTCAATATTACAATGATTGTTTGCAAGTATTAGTCGAGGCGATTGAACTATGCCTTGATGAAGGGCTTGAGCTGTCGAAACCGTATGGCACCGAATTCGATCTCGATGATCTTCTGCGCATGGACACTGCAACGATGGTCGAGAGCATTAGCAAAGGTGTGAATGCTGGTGTGCTCAAGCCGAATGAAGGTCGTAAGAAACTCAATTATGGTCCGGTTGAAGGCGGTGATACGCCTTATCTGCAGCAGCAGAATTATTCTTTGGCCGCGTTGAATAAACGCGATACGCAAGAGGATCCGTTTGCTCCGGCAAAACCCGCACTTCCGCCGCCGTCGCCGCCACCTAAGGAACCTCCGTCGGACGAAGCACGTATGTTGCGTAATGCTATCGCGGCAAAAGAGCTTGCAAGGATAACCGCAAGTGCTCACAGTTGATCAGCTTGCCGACATTATCGATGAAACGCTGATGCGTCGGCTTAATCCGATCTATCTTCAATTGAGTGAGCTGCAAGAAAGAAAACCTGTCATCATTGCTGAGCGTGGTGAGAAAGGTGAGCGCGGAGAACGTGGAGAGCGCGGAGAAAAAGGTGATGCTGGTCCCGCGGGAATTGCAGGTGAAAAGGGTGATCAGGGCGAAAAGGGTGATCAAGGCGAAAAAGGCGAAATTGGACCGCCCGGGACCAAAGGTGAAAAGGGTGATCCCGGCGAAGCGATTGTCGGCCCTCCTGGTCCGCAAGGTGAACGTGGCGCTGAGGGGCTCAAGGGTGAAAGAGGATATGACGGCGAAAAAGGAGACAAGGGCGATCAAGGCGAGAAAGGCGAACCGGGAGAAGTGGGTGCCCAGGGTGATCCGGGTATAAAAGGTGAGAAGGGCGATCCGGGTGAGACGGTCGTCGGTCCTCCTGGTCCGCGGGGTGAGCGCGGCGAGCAAGGTCCGCCTGGCCTCATGCCCATCGCAAAAACCTATGAGCCCGAGCGGGTGCATTATGCGGGCGAGGTCGTCGTGCACATGGGCTCGAGCTGGCAGGCGGTGAGGGATACCGGCCAGGCGCCGCCGCATCGCGATTGGATCGGCCTCTCGTTCCGCGGCATCGACGGCAGCTCACCGCAGCTCCGCGGCCTTTGGGACGAGAGCGA